GAGCATTAACTAAGTTTATTCTTCTTTAACTAACTTATGGTGGACACGGCAGGACTCGAACCTGCAACCTAATCATTAGAAGTGATTTGCGCTATCCAGTTGCGCCACGTATCCATCAAAAGTTAGTTATACTTGTACAGGATCCTTTCCAGTAATCGTAAACATCTTCACTATGATAGCATTAACCTCATCCTCTGTCAAGTAACCTTTTACAGTATCTCCTTCAACTGTGATACCAGGCATTTCTGTCAAACTACCTTTAGCAAAAACCGCAATCTCATACAAGCCATGGTCTTTGCCATACCCATTGTTAATAATGCTTAGGCTATACTTGTCACCAAATTCTAATACCATCTGTGTGGGATTAAATTCAAAGTCTGCGAGTTTCATAGCATCACCTTAACAAGAATATTTCCAATGTTTAGCACTAACAATATCATCGTGAAGATTAATACTGTGTTAGACATTAGATTCATTATAGATTGTGGAGTCATTATGCTGCTACCATTTCTTGAGTACAAACATAAGGAGTGTTCCACTTGCCAACTTGGATGTCAGTGTAGTGGCTACGGCTAAAGTAGTCAGTCATTGAATCGTCGTTGTTAAAGTACTTGGGACCTTTCATTGCGTCCAGTAGTTCGTTTAAAAACTTACGCTGTACACCGTTATAGTGCTGGTCGATCCAGTACTCATTGACTTGGATATAACCTTCTCCGTGTGTAAAGTTATCGCTAAAGTCAATAGCGCCTGATTTAATGTTAACACAAAGGGTTGAGTGGTTATTAACACCAATGCTAGCTTTCATGTTGTACTTTTTTAGTACTGCTTTGATAGCTGGAGCAAGTTCTTTTTTCATCGCTTGGGATACATATGCCATTCTCAAAGTCCTCTTTGTTTGTTTAACCTATACATACTTTCTAGCAGTTCTAGATCAGGATGTCAACAGCTAATTTCACTTTTTTTAAACTTTTTTAACATTTTTTCTTGTTCAGCATATGCTTCAATTTCCCACGGACGTTCAAAGTAAGGAATATCACTAGGCTCAAACATAGGAAACTCACGACGTACTGATTGCTTAATGTGTACAAACTCATGGAAGACGGCAGTAATAAGGTCTTCTTGACTCATACCTTTACGAACACGAATCTCATATTCACGATCATCGTCACCTTCAAGCACATCTGCTTCAGCTTCAAGACCTTTGGAAATCTCAACGTCAACTGCTAGTTTACGGTGTCGTGGCAACCAATAGTCTTTAGCAAACCATAATGCTTCTGTTACTATTGCCCGCTCTTTTTTAGTACCACCGATTACACTATACATCATCGTTAAACTTTTCCTCAATAGATTTAATATGCTTGCATTTACGAAACGCTGGACAATCACACTGCCATCCCGCATCTGTTAGTTTAATTGTATACTGGTCACCTTTACTACCGATAGCGTTCCATTCAGTACCCGCTGCCCAATGCCCTTTGGTAATAATAACTTCCGATGGCCATGTTTTAGGACCTCTCATATAAAGCTACCTTCCTAACAATTAACTTACTCTTATACAATACAGTAAGACGTCTTGCTTGTCAAGCCGGTTAATGCAATTTTTTTGTACGTTGATTCCGCATTATCTGATGATAGTCTATTACAGGGTCTAATGGTATGTCGTGAATTCTATAAATCTGAAATGAGCGTAACACTCGATGTACAATTATATTTTGTTGTACAATCCACCTATACATATTAACACCAGGACCAGCTTTATAGAAAGGATTATCATATTGTTTCATGCTAGGATACATTTCATCATACATCCGGTTAACTACATAAGGCATGTTTGACATTACTGTATCCATTGTCAATGATGTGCCAAAGAAAAATACATCATCAATGTTAGGCAAATACCACTCCTTTATCATCAAAAACATTTCACTGTAGAGTGTCTTTTGATGTAATACTCTGTTGTTTGGAATGATGTCTAACAATGTTAGTTTAGGGTTAAATGCAAGGTCGTAACGACATTTGACAACAATATCAAAAATCATATTGTTGTCAAACTCATACTGTTTCTTTAATAAATTTGCCTGCGCATCGCTGTAGAATAAATTATCCCAGGATGAATATTGAACAAATTTTTCTTCAACTTTTATTTTTTCGAAAGGATAATATTTTTGAATGTCTTCTAGTATATGCTGTTTGTCGTGCGATTCCAGAACTGGAGACATTACACCGTCGACATTTCTTTTATACGTATTGGTGTTCCAAGCATGCCCAAAGTATTTGACATTTATGTTTGGTAAATCAAAAAAGTGTTTAATACTTTGGGCGCATTTGTTGTAAGTTCTACATTCACCAGATAACAACACCGCAACATTTTTAATTTGTCCTATATGTAAATCAAGCATGTATCAAACTCCTGTTTTTTATTCCCATGCTTTGTAAAAAAGAATAGAAAAATGTTTCCTGAGGAACAGCGTACATGTCATGTGTCATATGTTTGAACTTATTGTATAATCCTATAGTGTTGAATGTCTTGCTATCACAGTAGAAAAAATCTTTACTTACATTATACTGCTTAAACATATCAAAAACTTTTGGTTGTTGCTCAGTATAGTCTGAAACTGTGTACACTGTATTTTTGTCGCAACCTTTAAATTCTAGATTAAGATTTTCAAAACTTATATACGTGTTTAGGTAAATACAAACATCATAAAAACTTGAATGTTGTTGATGTGTATTTTGTAATAATTCAAGCTCATATTGTTGTTTATCTAACGCAAGTTTTTCGACATTTCTTTCAAATGATTTACTAGGATCATCATAATAGAAATATTTGACATTGTCAAATACTTTGAAAAACTCTTTATATGTATTGGGTATAGGGTTAGGTCCACTACAACAACAAGCTACTCTCATGACTTTATTTATATTAAGCCTTATTTTTAGTTTTTGTGAGAGTTTTTTTAGGTGCTTTCGCCTTAGCTTTGGCTGGTTCTTTGGCTGGTGCCTTAGCTTTAGCTGGTGCTTTTGCCTTAGCTTTCGCCTTAGCTTTGGCTGGTGCTTTGGCTGGTGCTTTGGCTGGTGCTTTGGCTTTGGTAGGTTTCTTTTTCTTTACTACCTTTTTGGGTGTTGGTTCCTCAATAACTTTATCATACCAACTAGATCGTTGTAGTAATGGAGCGACCGCAGCTTCACACTGTGAGTCGCTCCAATTAAATTTTTTCTTAACATCTGAATACAATGCTTCTTTATCAGTGTATATAGTTATCATATTGTGAATAATACGGTCAATCTCCATCCAATTCATAGATTGATATCTTCCATACCCGCCGCACGTAATTTTACAATGTTATTGATTTGGAAACCTTTTGTGTCCAATGCTTTAATCAATCCCACGTACTTGTTTCGCACCAAGGCAAACTCATTACATATGTGCTGTTGGTCAACTACTTCCTGTTCACCATCAGCATACTTGTCCGCATCTCTACTACTTAGAGCTCGGTTGTAATGTTCGAGAAACTTCTTATATTTCTCTGTTTTAATTTTTCGCAATTCAATATTCAGATATTCCAGTATTGCCTCAATTTCCTGCAATTGATTAAAACGATACTCAACTATACCAGGCATGTCACGACTGTGACGTTCTACGTTACCTTTAAGCCCACATTCTTTACGGGCTTCGTCTAGTTCTTTTTCATAAAAATCAATTGCAGGAATAAGGTTACTGATATCTTTACGGATGTCATTAAACCAGCTCATTTACCATTCATCATCTTCATTAAATTCATCCAAGTCTACATGTTCAATATAGTTGTCTCGGATGACTTTATCAATAATGCTGTCAAATCCTACCAATTCGTCTGCTACTGCTTCAATTTCAATGGTGTCTTCCAATGTCATAAAAAACTTGTGACAGGCGTCATGTTTATCTTTAACTGATATATACGGCTTTAATGCCATCCAAAGGTTTACAAATGTTTCAATTTCGTCTTCACTCAGCTTCATGCGTTGTAGTTTCCTCAGATAATGGTGTGTTGTTATTTAGTTCATCAGCATCAATATCTTCTTCTACTACTACAGGGTCCACTTTATGATCATCCCATTCAGTCATGATAAGATCTAATGCGCCGTCTTTATTGGCATTCCAAGGCTTGCGGAACATTTTAATTACTTCGCCAGTTGTATGGCTAGTATACTCTAAACTGTTACCGCTTTTCTTAAGAACTTCCTTTGCTTCTAAAAACTCTACAAGTCCACTATATGGGCTCATACCTGTTTCATATGGAATTTCAACTTGTACACTTTCAAAGGGTTTAGCATAACGTGTTTTCATTACTTTACACGCCGCTCTGATACCATGTACTTGAGATGTTTTATTACCATCTGCATCTACTTTTAGTTTAAGTTTACGCATTGCTACTACAATAGAACTAGCATAGATAAAGCCCTGTCCACCTGATATTTTATCATCTGGATCGAACATATCTTGTGATTCATAAGTATGATTTGTAGCAACTAAACCTACGTTATAGTCACCAAACATATTCACACTGTTACGTACTAGTGATGCTAGTGCTTTTGGTTTACGTCCCATGTCACCTTTCATATCACCTCGATTGAACTGGTCAACGTCAGTAGGTGTCATCATCATTCCTAGACTGTCAATTACAAATAAAACCTTTGGTCGATCGGCGTCTGCCTTTTCGGCGTGGTCTTCTCTGTAACCTTTCATAAAGTCTGAAATGATTTTAGCAACATCATCAATCATTGCTACATTTAATTTTAATAGTTTTTCTGGTGTAGTATCAACTTGTAACGCATGTAACCATGATTCGTCTAGTGCGTTTTCACTATCGATTAGAACTACGAAAATTCCTTGGTCTTGTGCGTGTTTTACAATATTACCTGCCGCAACGTATGATTTTCCTGCTCCACTTTCACCAGCAAATACTGTTACTTTGCCCAATGGAACGCCTTTATAGAAGTCATTAGAAATTAATTTGTTTAGACAATAATTTCCTGTTGATACCCAAGTGTCTGGGTCTCTGAAACCGACACTCATACCAGGTACAGATTTGGTTATAGATTTGCGAAATTTACTCGCATCAAATGCCCTTGCCATATAATTCTCCTTATGTTTGTAAGAGAGTGCGGAATATTTCCCACACTCTCTATTGAGTTACTTAGTCTGTCTTACGACTACGTATCATTGCTAAGATATCCGCCGCGTCTGACTTTGGTGCTTCAGCAGGTGCTGTTTCTACCGCAGTTGGAGTTGGTACTGGCGCTACTGCGACCACTTCTTCTTTTACTTCTTCTACTTTTGGAGCAGTAGAATAGACAAACAGTAAGGTCGACCTGGATTCGCGCTTACACGTCGGCAGCGCGAAGCTAACCCCGACCGGCGTAGAGACCTCTTTGAGGCTCTCCACGACTGCTATTAGATATC